GGGTTTTCAAGTCCTTATCAATAATACAATGAATGAGTTCTTCAATGTTGTTTTTATTTGACTGACTATCAATAAAAGTATGGACTGCTCCGATAGCGTCGTGACCAGTAATTTTGCGACTCTTTAGGTCATCTAGCAGATCAAAGAAATTCTTATAAGGCTTTCCCCTCAAAGAGTTTTTCTTCTTGAGATTATCACTTGTGACATTATATTGCCAAAGAGGATGGTAGGTATAGAGTAGAATTTTCTTAGTAAAACTTGCAGCCTCAGAATTATGATTACAATAATCCTCAATAATCCCTTGCTTATCAATAGTACTACTAGTTGCCCTAAGATCACGAACCATATCCCAAACATAATTAAAATCGTGAGTCATTCCAATTTCTCCTTGTTGTGTCCTTCCAGTATACCGCAAAGCATCGCTCTGTCAAGTATCGACAGTTTAGCGATGATTCCTGAACTGTCTGCGTAATTTAGAAACTAAATCGCCACCTGCTGTTGGAAAAAAACATGGCAATAATGAATGTACGATAAGATAAAATCCTGCTAATAAACAACATATTCCATAAAAAAAAGCAAACATAAAATGTTGCAGATAAGACATATTATTTTCTTTTAGATGCTGAATCCATTTAGAATAAAGATTCATTTGTTGTTTCCTATTAAATAGAATAGTTCACAACTTTAATTACACCGTAAAATTATTGTGTTATTTAATTTGCTCAGTATATAAAATACTATCTAAGTGAGTCCTTTTTGCATTAAACATATAAGAAATTAAATTTGCAATACTTTGCATATTGTCTCCAAGATTACCAGATGCCATATTGCATGACTGACATAGCCAACCCCTTAGATAGTCATACTCTGGATCATGATCCATATGCCATTTATATGGGGTCTTAAAATTCTCTGGTAATTTTTTACAAACTGGACAACATGATGGTTTTTCTGGTGCTGTTTTGTGTAATTTTCTCCTAATTTTATTTATTTTTTTAACACATTTTTTACATCTAGAATCTAAACCATCTTTAAATCTTTTATGTTTAGAAAAAGATTTTTTGTTTTTTCTTTCGTAACATTTAACGCAAATTTTTCTAGTCATTAGAACTAACTTTTTTACAAAAATCTATAACATGACTGTCTGAAAATTAAAGTGGACGAGGGGGCATCGAAGCCCCGTCCTACAATAAATCAAACTATACCTTCTACAAGTTTATTTCCTTGTTTATAATAAATGGTGAGAACAAAGAACAAATCGGCCCACTTATTTCAACTAGTCTTAAATAGAATTAGTTGAGTCATTCTATCGCAAAAGGATTTTACGTCAAACTTTTGATCCCCTCCTTTATAGGTATCTAAGTTTGTTGTTGCCCGTTTTATTAGGCAGCAAGTGCTAAATGAGTTTCGCCATTTAAAGCGTTTTAATCGACTTTTAAAGTGGCCTGTCGATTAACCACTACTTGCAAATATAATCTTCTTTATGTAGTCGAAACCTTTACTCGCCCTTTGAAATTATCTGGTATTTTTGACTATCAAGACGACCAATTTCTTTTTCTAGCAAATCAAATTGTTTAACGCTCACCCAAGGATTAGTAGAACCAACATATTCTTGAAGAATTACAATTCTATTGTAAAATACAAGATTAAAACCAAATGATAACAATAACAAACCAACAAGAAAAGTATATGTTGTTAAATGTTTTGATCTATTATTCATTTTCTACCTCAATAATTCTTTTGTGTAATTTTTCAATCATTTTACTATTTAAAGTATCATCAAATTTACTGGCATATTCTGCTCTAAGTAAAGCGTCATAATGTAAACAATTAAAAGAAAAAGAACCAAACAATAGTGATACCAAAAAAATTATTGCTAGTCTATATCTCATATTATCATCTTTCTAGGTGGGATTGATCACTCCAAGCGATCAATTAAAAGGTGGGCGAATAATTCTATACACCAAGTAGGGCGTGTAGGAGTCGAACCTACCTATGAACACCTTATAAGAGTGTCGGATGCAACCGGCTTACCTTACGCCCCGTGTTGTCATATCATACCATATCGACCGTAGCGTGTCAATCCTTGAGTCATTTTTTTTTAAGTTAGTCCTGAACAAATTCCTTTAAAGTCTTTATCTCATTTTCATATTTCTTAATATTTTCATACATCTCATTACAACTCACACAAAAATCAGACGAGATATATGCTTTACAATCATGAATTTTATCTTCTATATCACGAATCTTTCTTCTTATTTCTTCGTTTGATGGATTGTTCATTTGATTTTCTCTTTTTCTTTTGTGTTTTTGTGATTTCTGGATTTGCCCAAAAAACCATTTCGTTAATATTCTCATCCCAAGCACACTCTACCAATCCTTTGGCAGCAAGTTTTGCTAGTCCAACATTATGAATCCATGTTACAGTATGTTCATAGATTTTTTCATTAGAATCTTCATCCAATAATGGTCTTTCGCTATCATCAAAACCAATACAGTTTTCTTTTACCAAAGAAATCATTTGATAGACAGTAATAAATTCATCTAAATTTTCATCACAAGATGTAGATATGCTTCTAGCCGCAGCATCACGCATTTCTTTTACATATCCTTCAATATCAACAATAGCATAAACGTCACTCATGTTCATACTCTCCAAAAGTAATTCATTAGATATATTTACTTACACCTTTATCCAAATCATTAATTATATGGTCTACCAATTTATTCAAAGTATAATCCATTGAATATTGTCCTCTTGGTAGCCATTTAGTATTATCTCTTAGGCCGGTTTTTATTTGAGGCAACCAATGTTGATATGCCATAGCATATTCTTTTGGGAAATACGTCTTTAAAATAGTATCAATTTTATTTAGATGATCCTCTATATGATCTCTATGAGAATAAAGATTTTCTAGTGCTTCTTTTTGTTGAGGGTCTAAACTCATACAGCCTGCTCTCTCTGCTTCAATTTGATTAACTTATGCTTGGTTTTCCAAACACCAGTTTCCTTGTTCTGAATATCTCCACCCATATAGATATGAGCAAATCCGGTACTCTTGTCAATGCCCCAAGCAAGAATACCATTCTTATCTACAGATTCAACCACAAACTTACCCCTATAACCCATAGGGATAAATTCTCCCTTACTAACGAAATATGGGCCTCCACCTACTTTGATTCTGTCGCCCTTTACCAGTTCACGCCAGTTGATATTCTGGATAATCTTTGTGTTTTTGTGTTCCTTACTCTTTGCTTTAAAGACGAAAGGAGTATTACACTTCTTGCACATATAAGCACGGGGGCCAGTAGTTTGACCACAATTCTCACAAGCCTTTTGTCCCTTACCCATTTCATTTGTCTCCGGTGCGTTGTTTAACTCTTATGCTCCAAGTATAACAGGATTATCGGCACTGTCAAGCCGTCACCTTTAAGATTTTCTGCAACCTTCACAAAGAGTGCTAATCCAGCCATTTTCATTTGGACTTCCTCTGTCTCCACAAATTTCACAAGTCTTATAACTTATTGCTTCTGCCATACTCACCAATCCCTCAATATATTCATCACCACCACTAAAATACATCCTAAGACCGCCGTATTTTTCTTTTACCTGATCAAATTTAACAGGAAGATAATCGCTCTTATATTCTGGATCAGTTTTCTGTTTAAACTTTGTTTGCCAGAGATCATTATCCCCGTGTTGTTTAATCATCCAACAAACACTAGATATAATCTCATACCAGCCATTATTGCAGTCGATGCCCCACGCCATGCAACTGCTCATAATATCCTTATTTTTATTAGAAAAAAGTTCCGGATACTTTTCAAAAAGTTGATTTTGTAGTTCCTGATCCATTTTGCATTTCCTTTATTTCAAGTTTACCCGGACTATAATGACAAAAATAACTAGCATGAATTTTACGCTTAGTTAGATTATCTACTTCATCAAAAGTTTCAGTATATACATTAATACGATAACGATTTTCCCAAACATTAATAATCTTAGTCATAAGATGATGTTTAGGCTTTTCAACTTGCTTAAACAAGAGGCTTTCAATTTCTAAATCCATTTAAACAATCTCCATATTTGCGTTAGAAGTATCAATACTCAGAGAAATCTTATTGTCAGGCATCTGAATAAAATCAGTAGGGTAATATTCTAGAGTTTCAAAATCAAAAACTTGCACATTTTCTTGCCAAGGAAAACTACCGGGATTATTAATATCGTTTGCTCTTTCATAAAGAAAGTTATATAGATCAAGCCAGTTCATTGCTATCCTCCTCAAAAGGGTGTATTATACAGTATACTTCGCGGGTCTAAAAAGTCAAGTGCCTCATGAAAATTTGTAATCGCTGTAATAATTATTTTCCAGCAACCACAGGGTTCTTTAATAAGAATTCTAAACTAAATGATGGTTTACATACTATTTGCAAACAATGTATTAAAATATATAATTCAAATAGATATAAAAATAATAAAACTAAAATGCTACTCCAAAGTAAAAAATGGGTCAAAAATAATCAAAATAAAGTTAAGAAAAATAGGCGTTTGTGGTATGAAAAAAATAAGAAAGAGATTTTACAAAAAGCATTGCAGTATAAAAAACATAGATATAAAACAGATTTGTCATATAAATTATTGTGTAGTTTAAGACGTAGATTACATAGGACTGTCGATGGTAAATCAAAAAATAATTCAACAATAAAACTGCTTGGATGTTCTATAGAAGAATTAAAAATTCATTTAGAAAAACAGTTCACTAACGGAATGAGTTGGAAAAATTATGGTAAGTGGCATATAGATCATATTAAACCATGTGCTAGTTTTGATCTTAGTTTAGAAAATGAACAAAAACTTTGTTTCCATTTTACTAATCTCCAACCTTTATGGGCTAAAGATAATATAAAAAAATCAGATAAAATTATCTAGCACGACGATTAGCACGATCCAAGATTCTCAAAGTTTCTTTTGCATTTGCTGGAACCATAACAAGTGATGGTGCTGTTTTATGTTCAAAATTCATGAAACCCACAGCACGATTTTCTACACTACAATCTTTGCAAATAATTTTGCGACCAGTTTCAACAAGAAACTCGTAGCGATCAACCCCAACACAGTTTTTGCAATAAACACAATTCATGGTTTCCTCCGTTTAGCGGATTATACCATAATCATCGGCATTGTCAACTGGTTGCCTTCAATCAAATTTCCAACACTGTCAATAAAATTACCGTCATCATTACTATAATAGACTTCATTCAATCCTACAGCATTAAGAAGTTTATTACAATTTTCACAAGGTTTACTTCCTAAAATTAATCCTTTTCGGTTAATACGCATAACAACAACTGACCAATTAGTATCAATGGTATTATACTTATCCAAAAGTTTAGAAATAAGACGAGATTCAGAATGATAATAGGGAAACTCCTTATATTTTTCCAGATTAAAATCTTCGCCAATTCTGTAAGCACCAGCATGAGTCTTAATCGGGTTGTTTTGGGTGAAACAAATTAGTTTGGTTCCATCAAATGCGGCAGAAAAATGGTAGCATCGAATTGCCTTGCATGGATTCCAGTTATTATAAGCCTTACGAATTGTTTTATTAATAATTTTCATTTACTCGCCATCATATACAAACCAATATTCGCAAAAGCATACCCAACATAGGTTATAAGCATACCATAATTTTTATGGAAAATCAATTGCTCTAGTGCAACATACAAATAAATTAAACCTGTGATTAATATTAGATGATGACTCACGCTGCAACTCCTTTTGTAATTTCTATGTGATTTTGTATAGCATAATCTTTTGCTTTTAATTCCATATCAACATCAAATTCTAGACCATAAGTATTAAAAGCATTGACTGAATAGTCAGCATGTTTACGAGGATTATTTCCAACAGCAGATTCACTATAATGAAACAAAGGTTTCGTCTGCCAAGTATCCCAGCACATATTAATAGCCTCACACTCTGTCAAATTATTAGAATGACACTTATGATGCAGATAATCAAAACAGATTGGAATACGAGTAATAGGATGGAAAATATCTACCAACTCACGCACACTCCAGCAATTAAGTTTGTCATCATTTTCGATGGTAAGTCGTGCCTGACAATTCTCATCAAGACGTTTAAAGTTTTCATAAAAACGATGACTAATTTCTTCTCTAGTTCCATTGTTATTATGAACATGAAGATTCATGGGAGAATTAGTATTTGCTGGCAAACCAATTCTGTCGAAAAAACTACTATAGAAGTTCAATTCTGTAATAGTCTTGTCTACAACTCTAGGAGTCAAACTAGATAAACTATTAAATTCCGATGGATGACAAGACACTCTAGCATCATAACGACGAATTGTAGATGCTATATTATCAAATTCAGATTGTATAGCATCATGATTAGGCAAATCTTCCAAACTTACATTAGCCTCATCATAAGTAATGAGAGGAAAAATATCGCTACTAACACGATAAACATAATTATTTTCACCACAAAACTCAATAGTTCTATCCGTAGTAATAAGATTATTACGAATTCTGTCTCCAAGAATTTCTAATGCTTCTTCTCGCGGCAGAGAATTAAAGCGTTTAAAAGTCATGGTCTGATGACCAAAACCCTGCTCTTTAAGTTTGAGCGAAATGCAACACAACCCAAATCTCATAGTTTCCTCGTTTTCGATCAGTATACCATAAGGTATCGTCGCGGTCAAGCAATAACTTGAATAATTTCCTCAACACTGTAGATTTTTAATATCTTGTGATCATGATGATATATTTCTCTAAACATAATAATGGCATGATCAGTTGAATCCGCGATAACTATTTCATTCATAAAAATAGTTTGCTTATATTTATCAAACTTACTATAAACTTGAGCAGTAATATTAAAATGTTTCATTTTTCCACCCTAATGCCTCTCCAATTGTGGGAAATTGTTCAAATAATCATATGTTTTTTTTGAGTTCCAGTGTTTATCAAAAATTTTTTTAACTAAGTTTAGAAAATCTGTATGAGATAAAGTTCTTTTAGCATTGTTACAGTCAAAACAACAAGGAACAACATTATCATTTAAATATCCCTTAGAGTTATCTATTCTATCTATACCTGTAAACACATAATCTCCACTGGTTTTTCCTTGCCCCTTAATAATTTTATGTGGCTCTCTATCACAATAATAGCATTTAGATTTAGTTAAATCTCTAAATTGTTTTTTTGTTAAGCTAAATTTTAACTTTCTTCTTTTTGCCGATATTTTATATTGTATTAATAGATTATTAAATGCTGCTTCCCCTTCTTTTAATTGCCAAGGAATATTTTTTGGGCCTCGTTGCTGCCATAGTTCTGGTTTTCCTTTAAGGCATCCACAACTTTTTGTTCGATCTCTTTTTATTATATTATTTCTCATCCATTTTATATTATCACATAAATTGCAATGAACTTTAGACCAGCCTCTTTTTGTTCCATTTTCATTCTCTGTTTTAGAATCTAATATCTTTAGATTGTTTATAATTTCTCCAATTTGTAGTGATTTTTGTCTACCCATAATAGTGTCTCCTAGTATATATTATTAATTTCTATACATAGTTATATACACCATTCTTTATCTAAACCCCCCAATGCTTCAGAAATAGATGGAAATTGATCATTAAAGATTTGTTTACACTCTTTTGCTATATTCATATGCTCCTTCTGAGTACCGCTTTTTTCTCTTAGTGCTATATATGTAATCCATGATCTAACATTTCCAGAAACATAAAGTCTGGTTGGAGTTGCTAGAGGTAGTATAAATCTGGCACACTCTTTGGCAACCCCATCTTTAATCATACCATCGTATATTGCTTTTCCTTTAGCAAAATGCTCTCGTATCTGAGTATTCCATTTTACTTTAGTCTCATCGGAAATATTTTCAATACTATTTTGTCTATTTTTATTGTCTTGTCCACGAAGTTCAAATAGTGGAATTTCTTCAGCAAGTAAAGTCGTATCAGCATAACGCTGGCTAAATTCTTGAAACGTAAAACTTCTGTGTCTTAGAATCTGGGCAGCAAGACCTCTGGTTGTATTAATCTCAACAGTCATAAAACTTTGCTCAAATATAGAGAAATGCTTATGGTCAATGCAATATCTTAAAAGTTTAGCATAGTTATCGTTGTTTTGATTATTTGGATTGCTTACTCTCGCACAATAAGCCATTAACTTTTCAGCATCTGGAGTAACACTAATTAATTTTACATTCATATTTTATCCTCTGTATGATTTAATCATAACATATATGGTTCCCAAAGTTCTTTTGGGATCAATGTTTTATAGTCAATCGTTAGTTCTTCATTTTGATTGATATTCCTAGATGCAACACAAAAATTATCATATATTTCTATAATATTGGGATTATTCGAGTGATTCACAAATCTACTGTCATCTATAGGAATCGAATAATTTCCATGGTCATCAAGCCAATAATAATCTTTCTCTGTTATAAAGTCTTTTTCTACTTGAGATAATGCTTTATATCTTTCAGGAGTAATTTTAAATACTGAAATACTAGTCATTTTCCAAATTAAATCTCCTTTTAAAATATCTTGATTTGCAAATAAGCCTATCCCAGATATTAAACTTTTATCTAATTTAGTTTTTACTACTATCATAGTCTATCAAACCTATTTGTTTTAGTCTCCCACCAGAAGTGGATCATTGTACTATCTCCATTAAAGTATATTGGACAAAAATCTGGACGAAATATACTATTTAGATCACAAGCAACACAAGTAAAAAATAATTGTGATCTTGGATAACCATAATCTAAAAGTTTTTTCTCTATTTTCTTAAAATTATTCCCACTAAGACATCCACTATCTATCACAATTAATGTATAATATGGATCTAATTTATCTGGATGAATAAATGCCTCAAACTCATCTTTATATGGAATATTAACTGGTTCTATATCAATAGGCTCGTTTTTAGTTGATAATTTATGAGCCATTAGTTGGGCCATAAGCCCAGAATATTCATAACTTAATTGTAATATGGCAATTTTGCTAGATAAATTAATAAGACTATTCTGACGAATTTCTTCACAGATTTTATCTATACATTTAATTTCCCATTCTCTATCAATAAAGAGATTATTTTTCATTGTATTCCTTTTGATGTTCCAACCATTTATTATCAGTCGAGTGATTGTAAATAGCAAGAGCAACTTTACTTACGCTTAAAGCAACCCCAGTAACAGAAGGGTCGTCATTTTTGCACCAATAATAACTAGCACCATTAATACTATCATCTTTGTCTTTAATTATAGAGTAACCTTTATTTTTTGCCCAAGATCGAATTTCTGTCCAAAGCATAAAACCTCCTAACAACTCATATTACCAGACTTGGATGGTTTGTCAATACATACTCTATTTCTACTATCAGTATAGTCCACATCTTTATCGTAATGCTTCCATGCTGTTTTGTGTTTAACTGCAATGATTTCTTTTCTTTGTTTCCAAATCTCTTGTTTTTGATAATCAATAAGTTTCCACAATTCTTTAATATAATCAAGAACTGATTCATTCTTATATCTCGTTAAAATATCGCTAATTTTAGAACTATTCATTGGATCATATTTCAGAGTCATGTCATATTCATCTGGATTCCAATTAGGATCATAAGTTTGAGTCATTTTTGTAACCATTCTCTTGCGTCATATTCTTTTCTATATTGCCATCCGGCAGCAAAACCTTCTAGATATAATCTTTTCATAATATTGATACTTTGTTTATTTTGACCGATAAAGGAAAGATTTTTACTCACCCACTCATGGTAACTCTTTTCTTCGTCACTAAAATCTTCATTTGAATCAATCATTTTTTATTTTTTCTATATTATATTTTTGATAGATTTTATTTATTCCAGCAATAACTGATGAACAGGTCATGTTAATTAATTTATTATCATCATTATCTGTTATATAGGCTTGAATTTCATCGTTTAATACTTCTTTACAGTATCCTTTTTCTAAAATATATTCATTGGTATCTTTTAATTTTTTTTGATTCTTTTTTAGGAAACTATCTATTTCATTTCTATATTTTAGGTTAGAAGCATATAAAGCATGAGATAGTTCATGTCTCAATGTGCTACTATTTTGAGCACCAATAATATAAAAGTTATCTTTACGATAACGAAATAATTCTAATAGTCTGTTTTCTTCTACTGTTAAAGGATCAAACAATCCATCTTTGAATGGTATTAAAACTTTACTTGGAAAATTGAAACCAATCCATGTTGTATGATAATTATTTGCTCCATATGTTTCAGAATACCAATGTCTTAGTTGTCCAAATGTAAATATATTATCTCTAAATTTTGGATTAGCACTTTCATAGTGTTCTTGAAAACGCATGAAAGTTAATCCTAGTTCTTCCTGAGAATCAGCAAAAACCCAAACACTATTATAGGGTTGTTGTTTACAATTTATCATTGATATTCTAGAGTAGAATTATATCCTGGTGGTAAATCTGAGTTTAGAATAGTTCTTTGTTCTTCTCTAAGAATTGCTATTTCTTTTCTTTGAGTTCTTATTTCTTTATGTAGGCTATCATTAAGTTTTTCTAAATGATCTACCCTAGCAATTAAACTATTAATATAATCGTCTATATCCATTCTTTTCCTAACTTAGATAATGTTAATTTAACCATACCGTCATCATAAAAACAATCTTCTTTGCTCGCTATTAATTCATTATATTTTTCAGGCCATACATTATATAGAGTATTCATAATGGTTTGACCGTATCTCAACTCAAAAGAGTAATAATTATAAGTATCGTCCACAAGTTTTAGAAAATCATTAAATGAAATTTTATTCGACATCGTACCACTCTGGAAAATCTAGTAAATACAAATCTGCAAATGGAGCATTTATTCCATCATTTATATTAGATCCTAAAATTGGAGAGTCAACTTCTGTATTAGTATTCATTTAGATCGACCTGAATTTCTGCACCATCAAACTCATCAACATAATTAATATCTTGAGGATTTACGGATGGGTAACTTCGTTTGCGTAGTTTAAACTTTACAGTAAAAATACCACTCAGTCCTTGATTATGATAAAGATGTTTTATAATAGCGTCCTTAACATCTTCGTCGCTCATGGTAATGTGAGTCTTATTATTAATTTTCATTTACAAAATCCTTGAGTTTCTTAATGGCACTGTCGATAGTTTTAACAACTGCCCCACTTAATGCGTAGTCCTTTTTATAGGATACTAAGGCATCTAATATCTTCCATGCTTCGTTTTTATTAATATCTATCATTAGTTATACTCTGGTGGATTCCAGTTGGGCCAATATTTTTTTGGTTCAGCGTTTTGCGGATGATAATACCTTTGTGTATGCAAACTTTCTACTTTACCTATTAGTTCCTTCACTCTTTGTTCAAGATGAACTAATGACTCTATTACAACATCAATCTTTTGCTTGACGGGCTTTTTCTTTTTAGAAACTTTCTTCTTCATTATTTGATCCCTTTAAAAGTTTACGACTTTCATTCATATATTCATCATAATCTCTTACTGTCCATCCCATCATCATAAGGTCAAGTTTAATTTCATCAGTAACAAAACCTTCTCCAACTTCACCTTCTTCACCACCAATTCCAGAACAATAAAAGTCTAAATATGATTCTCCACGATCTCTAATATCAGCAATTATTCCACCGCTCATTCTCCATGAGCAAGTCCAT